TATACCGTTGACGTACGCCCATACCTAAAAAATATACTAAAGGGTTTGACTGACATTTTTTCAGACGAAAATTTAACTTACGAATATATGGGCCTTCCACTTGAGGTATAGTATTTATCAATTACACAAACAATTTAGAGTATGAATTCAGGCAAAAATTTTAATTATTTAGGGGAGACTTTCCAAATACAACTTCTTAATCAAATCATCATTGACAAAGAATTCGCTCGCTCAATTATCGATGTTATTGAACTAAATTATTTCGAAAATAAGTATTTTAAATTAATCATTCAAATGATTAAAGAATACTATCAGAAATATGAATCAAGTCCGTCCTTTGAAACTTTAAACCAAATTGCCAAATCTGAAATACAACAAGAGTTGGCCGCCAGAATGGTGTTAGATATGGTTTCTAAAGTACAAGAGGCACCTCTTGAGGGTAGTACTTATGTACAAGAAAAGGCGTTAAAATTCTGTAAACAACAAGAGTTACAGAAAGTTATGACTAAAGCTCAAAAAATTATCGATGGTGGGGAGTTCGAAAACTACGATACACTTGAAGAGATGGTTAGTAAGGCGTTACAAGTCGGGGAGATTGATAAAGGAACAGAAGACGTTTTCCATAATTTAGACGAGGTTCTAAATGACGATTACAGACACCCAATTCCTATGGGAATCCCAGGAATTGACAGACTACTTAAAGGTGGTCTTGCGAAAGGGGAACTCGGTGTTATTTTAGCACCAACAGGTGTAGGAAAATCTACATTACTAACAAAAATTGCTAATCACGGTTTTAATCTTGGTTACAATATATTACAAATATTCTTTGAGGATAATCCTAAGATTATTCAAAGAAAACATTTTACACTTTGGACAGGAATATCTCCTGACAATTTGCAAACACAAAAGGATGAGGTAATGGCAAAAATTACTGAAATTAAGGAGACTATGCCAAATAAGTTAACCCTTAAGAAATTACCTTCAGATACTTTAACTATGATGCAAATTAAAAGTCAGGTTAGAAAAATGATTGCCGAGGGGAATAAGATTGATATGATTCTTTTAGATTATATTGATTGTGTAGTTCCTGACAAAAATCTTGGAGATGAATGGAAGAGTGAGGGTTCGGTTATGAGAGGTTTTGAATCAATGTGTCACGAGTTGAACATTGTTGGATGGACCGCAACACAAGGAAACCGTTCTTCGATTTCATCAGAAGTGGTTACTACTGACCAAATGGGTGGGTCTATTAAAAAGGCTCAAGTTGGACACGTTATCATTTCCGTGGCTAAGACATTACAACAGAAAGAAATGAAACTAGCAACTATTGCAATTACTAAATCTCGTATTGGTTCTGACGGTGTTGTATTTGAAAATTGTAAATTTGATAACGAACTTATTGAGATTGATACTGAAAGTTCTGTTACATTTTTAGGTTTTGAAGAACAAAAAGAAGAAAAACAAAGAGATAGAGTAAAAGAACTCTTGGAAAAAAGAAAAGAGAGAGAAAAAAACAAACAATCTTAAATAAAAAAATTAATTACTATGGAAAAAATATTGGTTGAAAATCCCAACAGGTTTGTCATCTTCCCAATTGAACACAATGATATATGGGAGTTTTATAAACAACACCAAGCCGCCTTTTGGACTGCTGAAGAGGTGGACTTATCCAACGACATCAGAGATTGGGAAAACCTATCTGATAATGAAAGATATTTTCTTAAAAACATATTAGCGTTCTTTGCCGCGTCTGATGGTATTGTAAATGAAAATCTTGCTGAGAATTTCTTAAAAGAGGTTCAATATGCTGAGGCTAAGTTCTTTTATGGGTTTCAAATTATGATGGAGAATATTCACTCTTTAATGTATTCATTATTAATTGATACTTACGTATCAAATGAGGATGAAAAAGATGAATGTTTTCACGCGATTGATAGATTACCTGCGGTTCAAAAGAAGGCTAAATGGGCTCTTGATTGGATTGAGAACGCTTCTTTCCAAGAAAGATTAGTTGCGTTTGCAGCAGTTGAAGGTATCTTCTTTTCAGGTTCATTCTGTTCAATATTTTGGATGAAATCAAGAGGAATTATGCAAGGATTATGTAACGCTAATAGTCTTATCTTTAAAGATGAGAATTTACACTGTGATTTTGCGATTCATTTAATTAACAATCACGTTGAGAATAGACCAACAGAAAAAAGAATTAGAGAAATCTTATTATCGGCATTAGAGATTGAAAAAGAGTTTATTACTGAGTCATTACCAGTATCTCTAATAGGTATGAATTCAAACTTAATGAAACAATATCTTGAATTCGTAACAGACGGATTACTACTTAAGTTTGGATGTAAAAAAGAATTTAATGTTGAACAACCATTTAAATTTATGGAACAAATTGCGGTTGAAACAAAAGGTAACTTTTTTGAATCAAGAACAATGGAATACCAAAAAGCTAAACTTGGGGAATCACTATCATTTACCGATGATTTTTAATAAATAAAAAAAAGAAAGATGTCATTAAAAATAACTAAAAGAGAAGGAGACGATGTATCGTTTAACCCTCAAAAAATATATCAAAGAATTAAACGAGCTGCTAAAGGTTTAAACGTTAATTCTGATGAAATATTCATAAAAGTGATTACTTCGGTACCAACTGAAGGGTTAGTCACAACAAAAGAATTAGATAAACTAATCTATGAAATTGCCGCAGCATATACTGGAAGTCATCACGATTATTCGAGATTGGCTTCATCGGTTGCAATTTCTTCATACCATAAAGAAACAAGTCCTAGTTTTTGTGAGACAATGAGAGTATTACACGTTGACGGAATTGTCAACGATAACTTGATGAAAACTATTGAGAACTATGGTCCAGAAAAAATTGATTCGGTAATTAATCACGATAATGATTATAATTTTGATTATTTTGCTTGGAGGTCTTTGGTTGAAATGTATTTATTAAAGACTCCACAAGGTAAAGTAATTGAACGTCCACAACATATGTATATGAGAGTAGCTCTATGGGTTACAAATACGTTTGAAGAGGCGGTGGATTATTACACTTCATTATCTAATCAACTTATTTCTCCAGCGACACCTATTATGATTAATTCAGGAACAAAAGTTCCTCAGTTAGCGTCCTGTGTGTTACATTATAATAATTCAGATTCAAGAAATGGATTACTCTCAACCCTAAACGACATTTCAACGTACTCGTCTGACGCTGCAGGTATTGGACTATGTATGTCTAACATTCGTAGTAAAGAAAGTCGTATTAATTCGTCAGGTGGATTTGCGGGAGGATTATTAAAATATCTTAAAATAGTTAATGAATCCTTAAGATTCTTCAACCAACAAGGAAGAAGACCTGGTAGTGCCGCTATCTACTTAGAACCTTGGCATAAAGATATTATGGATTTACTTGAGATTAAAAAGAACACAGGTGCGGAAGAATTAAGAGCGAGAGATTTGTTCACGGCTTTGTGGATTCCTGATAACTTTATGAACGCGGTTAGAAACAACTTAGATTGGTATCTATTCTGTCCTAACGATATTCTTAAAGCGGGAATCAAACCATTACAAGAATGTTATGGAGATGAGTACGAAGAGAACTACAACAAAGCGGTTCAAATGGGGTTAGGTAAAAAAGTAAGTGCACAAAACATTTGGAATAAGATTATTGAATCACAAGTTGAAACAGGTGTTCCATATCTTTGTTCTAAAGATAATGCTAACAAAAAGACGAATCATCAAAATATCGGTGTGATTAAACAATCAAACTTGTGTAACGAGATTTATCAATATACTGACGAAAACACTACCGCAATTTGTACGTTGTCATCTATGGTGTTAAAAAACTTCATTAAAGGTGGTAAATTTGATTATAAATTATTAATCGAAGAAGTTAAGAAAGTTGTAAGAGCGTTGAATAACGTCGTGGATAAAAACAACTACTCAACAGAAAAAGGTAATAAAGGAGGTTTAGAACAAAGAGCAATAGCCATCGGAACCCAAGGACTTGCTGACGTATTCTATTTAATGGACTATATCTTCACATCTGAAGAAGCAAGAAACCTAAACAAAAATATCTTTGAGGCGATATATTACGCGGCGATTTTTGAAAGTAATGATTTATGTAAAAAAGGTATTAGAAAACCTTATAGTTTATTTAATGGGTCACCAATGTCAAAAGGGATTTTCCAATTTGATATGTGGGGATTACAAGAATCTGAATTATTTTTAGATTGGACATCGTTGAAAGAAGATGTTAAACAATACGGTGTTTGTAATTCATTATTTACTGCTCAAATGCCTGTTGCGTCTTCAGCTAAGATTACGGGGTCATTTGAAATGACAGAACCAGCTCACTCGGCTTTATTTAATAGAAGAGTTGTTGGGGGTGAAATTATGATTGTTAACAAATACTTGATTAGTGACTTTGAAAAGTTAGGAATTTGGTGTGAAGATTTAAAAAATGAAATCATAATAAATGAAGGTTCAATTCAAAACATTAACTTTAACAACTACCTTGACCCTGAAGATAAAAATTATCTTAAAAAAGTTGAGAAAACCGAACACTTTATTAGTAAGTATAAAACCATTTGGGAGATTTCACAAAGAGAATTAATTGATATGGCGGCTGACAGAGCACCATTCATTGACCAATCACAATCAATGAACATCTATATGTCGAACCCTACATTATCTAAAATTTCTTCATCTCACTTCCATTCTTGGGATAAAGGATTGAAAACATTATGTTATTATGTTAGAACCAAAGCAATTTCAACGGGAGCAAAACATTTGGCGGTGGATATTTCAAAAACTAAACAACCTAAACAAACTGTAGAAGTACCTAAAGTTGACTACAGTCATATGAATTTACCTCCAAAACCTGAAGGAATTGAAATTGATTGTTTTGGATGTTCCTCATAAAATAAAAATAATTACAACACTAATCACGACACTACGTCGTGATTTTGTTTTTTGAGCTATTTATAAGAAATAATTACGACACTATATTTATAGTATATGGCAAATGGTAAAACATATGGAATTGCGTTCCCTTTTAACTCATCAACTGATGGTGACTATTTAAAACTAACTCAAACGGCTAATGATGAAATTAGGACTGACTTAATTCATTTATTGTTAACGAGAAAAGGTTCTAGATATTTCTTGCCTGATTTTGGGACTAGATTATACGAGTATATTTTTGAACCACTTGACACCCCAACATTTAATAATATTGAATCTGAGATTAGAGAATCTTGTGAAAAATATTTACCTCAATTAAGAATAACAAATATTAATGTTAAAGCCTATACAAGTGAAGAAGATGAAGGAGGTTCTGCGACTACTGCGGGTAATGTGATTGAGTATAATATGCCAGGGGCGGGGGTTGAAGAATATACCGCAAAGGTTAAAATTGATTATGTAATAACTGATGATGTCTTTGGTAGTAAAGATTTCGTAATTTTAAATATTTAAAGAATATGGCAGAAAAAAGAATATCTTATACGGTAAGGGATTTCCAAGACGTAAGGACAGAATTAATAAATTTTACAAAAAGTTATTATCCCGATTTAATAGACAACTTTAATGACGCGTCTATTTTTTCTGCGTTATTAGATTTAAACGCTGCGGTTTCAGATAACCTACATTTTCATATTGATAGAAGTATTCAGGAGACAGTTCTTCAATACGCTCAACAAAAATCATCCATCTTTAATATCGCAAGAACTTATGGGTTAAAACTACCTGGACAGAGACCATCTGTTGCGTTAGTTGATTTTTCAATCACAGTTCCTGCTAATGGAGATAAAGATGATGAGAGATATGAAGGTATATTAAGAAGAGGTAGTCAAGTAACGGGAGTTGGTCAGATTTTTGAGAACGTATACGATATTGATTTTTCATCACCATATAATTCACAAGGATTTCCAAATAGACTTAAAATTCCTAATTTTGATGGTAACAACAACTTAATTAGTTATACCATAACTAAAAGAGAAATAGTTGTTAATGGTATTACTAAGGTATTCAAACAAGTGATAACGGCAAATGATGTTAGACCATTCTTTGAGTTATTTTTACCTGAGAAAAATGTATTAGGGGTTACTTCTGTAATTCAAAAAGATGGGACAAACTATGCTAATGTACCTACAGTTGCCGAGTTCTTAACTCCAACAGGGAAATGGTATGAAGTTGATGCGTTGGCTCAAGACCGAGTGTTCATTGAGGACCCAACAAAACCATCAGACTTACCTGGAGTTAAAGTTGGAAAGTATGTTGTAACTAGTGATAAATTTATTACTGAATACACACCTGAAGGATTCTTAAAGATGACTTTTGGTGGAGGAAATAATTCAGCGGAAGACCAACTTAGAGAATTCGCAAGAAGTGGAATTGAAACTCAAAGTATGCAAAACTATTTAAATAACTTTGCCTTAGGTAGTACATTAAAAGCGAATACAACAATATTTGTTCAATATCGAATTGGTGGTGGATTAGCAACTAATATAGGGGTTAATAGTATCAATCAGATTGGAACTATTTCATTCTTTGTTAACGGACCTTCAGAGTCAACTAATACTGCGGTAGTAAATTCATTAAGATGTAATAACGTCACTGCCGCGATTGGTGGGGCGGGATTACCGACCTTAGAAGAAATTAGAAATTTTGTTTCGTTTAACTTTTCTGCTCAAGATAGAGCGGTAACTATCAATGACTACGAGGCGTTAATTAGAAAAATGCCAGGTCAATTTGGAGCACCTGCAAAAGTTGCGGTAATTGAAGAGGACAATAAAATCAGAATTAAAATATTATCTTACGATACTTCAGGGGCATTGACCTCAATAGTGTCTAATACTTTATTAACAAATCTTGCAGAATACTTATCTAACTATCGAATGATAAATGATTATATCTCAGTTGAAACTGCGGAAGTAATTGATTTGGCTCTTGAAGTATCAGTAGTTTTAGATGCTAGTCAAAACCAAGGAGTGACTGTTGGAACAATCATTAATAAAATTTCAGATTACTTTAATCCGTCCACAAGACAATTAGGAGCTAATGTTAATTTATCTGAAATTAATAGAATTATTCAATCTGAAAATGGAGTTATCTCATTAACAGAGTTAAAAGTCTTCAATAAAACAGGTGGGGAGTACTCATCATCGGAAACATCAATGAGATACCTTGACTCTGAAACAAAACAAATTGACCCAAATGACGGGACAATTTTTGCTTTACCTAACCAAGTTTACCAAGTTAGATATCCAAACAAGGATATTACTGTCAAAGTTAAGAATTTCCAAACCGTATCAATTAGCTAAGGATTTATTTATTAGATAATGTCTTTATGTTTAGGGTAACTAGTTTTTCTAAACATAAAAATTAGTGCTCAGACTTGAAAAACAGTCTATCAACTATTTATCGATTAAAGGAATATCAATGGGAAATTCTTATAGAATTAAAGCAAATCCAGGTAAAGACCAAAATCTTGTCATTCAAGTTGACCAAGATTTTGAACAACTTGAAATATTATCATTAAAAGTAAGACAGTCAGACATCTATTTAAGAATGTGTTCTGACTATGGAGTTATTGCAGGTAGAGTTTTTGCGAATAATGGTTATGGAATTCCTAACGCCAAAGTTTCTATTTTTATTCCTGTGACTGATGAGGATAAAAAAAACCCTGTAATAAATGCGGTTTATCCTTACAAATCCGTTTTAGACACAAATGAAGATGGGTATAAATATAATTTATTACCATATCTACCATCATATAGTAATCACGTACCAACAGGTACCTTCCCAACTCGAAAAGACAATTTAGTTAATCAAACCGTAGTTCAATTATATGACAAATATTATAAGTATACTGTTCAAACTAACGATAGTGGGGATTACTTAATTTACGGAGTGCCTGTTGGAAGTCATACGATAGTAATGAATGTTGACTTATCCGATATTGGTCCGTTTTCTTTAGGCCCTCAGGACTTAGTGAGAATGGGTCTTGCAACTGAAGAACAATTTGATGGTAACAAATTTAATTCGGGTACCAATTTTAACACTCTTCCTCAGATTGTTGTGATTAATAAATCTATTGAAGTTGCACCTTTTTGGGGTGAACCTGACATATGTAGGATAGGTATTACACGTACTGACTTCGACATAACTAACGAATCCAATATTGACATTAAACCTACTGCGATTTTTATGGGGTCATTAGTTAGTACCTCAACATCCATAGCAATTAAACAAAATTGTGTTTCAAGAAAAGAAACAGGTAATCAATGTCAAATGATTACGGGACCTGGCGAAATTTTGGCAATTACACAATCATTATTTAACGACTCTGACGGTCTACCCGTCCTTGAACAGGCTAAATTACCAAATGGAGGTAAACTTATTGATGGTAATGGTACTTGGATGTTTGATTTACCTATGAATAATAATTACATCTCAACAAATGAATACGGAGAACAAGTCATATCTAATGACCCTAAAGTTGGTATCCCAACTAAGTCAAAATATAGATTTAAAATTAAATGGCAACAAAGTAAGAGTATTGCTGAAGATTATAAGAGAGGGTATTTCTTAGTTCCTAATATTAAAGAAAAGGGTTGGGATTTTTATGGTTCAGACCCATTACAAGGTGGTAGTGGTGATTACTCTGACGCTTTAACATCCTACGCATTTGATTTAGGATGGTCAGGATATACAACAGGAACTGTTGATTTAACTAATCCTGAAATATTATCCTATATTAATTGTGAAGATAGATTTTATGAGTTTGATTATAATAAAGTTTATACGGTTTCAGGATTAATTGATAATTATAAAGTGGCGGGGGGTAAAGAAAAATTTTTAGCTATTAAGAGAATTGATGACGATTCTTGTGATGATAGTGTAAATAAATTCCCTGCGAATGATGGAGTTTTCCATACCTCATTATTGTGGATAATATTGAATATCTTAATTTCAATTATTGGGTTTTTAATGTTACCAGTCCTTATAGCGTATGACATTATTGCGTTTATTATAAATCTAATATACTTAATTATTCAAACAATACTTTGTGGTATTTGTAGTATTGGGTTTAGTATTGTTGCCATAAGTTGGTATCCGTTTTCTTGGATTTGCCGTTCTTTGGGGATTGATTGTGATGACCCAAAATTACCAATAAAACCATTAGATATGCCGATGATAACTTATCCTGACTGCGAAGCTTGTAGTTGTGATGGTTCTGATGGTGACGGAAGTGACCCAACATCAGGAGGAGGTAATGAAACCACTACTCAGGCACAACAAAATCAAAGTCAATTTATTACTTCATTTAATGAGCCAACTTCATTTGGTAGTTTAGATAACCCATCAGTTTTTACTTCTGCGTTTGATAATAATGTTTATTGGCAATCGACGGATGTTTCTATTGTCAAACAATTATTAGGTGGTCGGTTTGCTAATAATACTAATATGACCGCGGGGGGTGTTGGAAGAATAGAGAAAAGCGGACCATCGGTTTACTTAGAATGTTATGATATACCTTTTGGAGAAAGAATTAATTTATTCAATACTAAAGGGTCTTATTATATCGGAGCTAACCAAGTTAAAGTGTCTTATGAACCTACGTCTAACGGGTCATTAACTCATACGGATAATATAATTGCCATTGTTGTTAACCAATCAACCACTTATTCGGCGGGTACTATGTTTTCATTTACTAGCCCGTATTCATCTAAGGACCCTAACTTTACAGGTGCAACTGTAAATAATATTGGTAGTAATCAGTTAACAGGAACAACAACTATACCTACAACATTAAGTGGTACTTATGCTAGTCCATCAAATCCGTTAGTCAATATTCCTTTTTCGTATTCAACACCGACAATGTATAATACTAATGTTGGTAAAACACTATATTATACATACCCTTCAGATATTGAATATTTCCAAGTTATTACAGGGATGACTCTAACAAATTTTAGAGCGTTAATACCTGCAAGTCGTTTTCCCAATAGTTTTGGAGATGTTATTGAAAGTACATCGACAATCGAAAGTCATTTTTTCGGCAATTCCGAATCTAGAACGGTTAAACCTATTGATTTTAACAATCAAAACAAGAAGATTTTAATTATTCAAAGAGGGGTTGACCCTAACTCGTTTAAAGTTCAAACTAAATTTGATTTAAGTAGAGTGTTTGGATATTCATCAATGAATCAACCTAATTGTAGTGTAACGGGTGATTATAAAGTTAACGTACCAATTAAGAATTCTACACTTCCAGCATCTTCAACTCCTTTGAATATGTTTAAACACGATTTTGCACCTGGTATTAATAACAATACTCCTAATAATGGTTTTGATTTGTTCTTTAATTCACAATTTTTTGAACCTGCAAATTCACCATCATATTATTATACAGGATATACAACACATAATCACACTTTTTATTCTAGTTTAGATGGTACTAAAGTTGTTCCATCGACATTTGTACCGTCATCACCTGCAGTAGTTCTAAGTCCTACAATAATTGATAATACTGTAACTTCTCCAAGAAAATTAATTATGTCAAAATCAGGAAACGCATTATATAGTGGTGCTCTTAATCCTAGTAAGTACGGACCTAATGAATTTGTTGATGGTGGAGCATATGTATTTACACCATTATCTTCAAGCCCAACCATAAAATCATATTATTATAGTCCAGGGTATAACACGGGAAACACTTTAAATATGTCGTATTATAAAAATACGGTTATGAGAAGTGATAGGTTACCTACGTCCGATTTCCCAACAAAAAATAATAACAATACTTATTTTTTACAACAAAACCCCGCTCTAACAGTTTACTCGTTTTCTACTAACGGTATCATTGTCGCAGGGGC